GATGTGGTTGGCGAAGCAAGCAGCAGACAAAGCAAACGGCAGGGAAGTACAAGATGACATCCTGCACCACGTTATGAGCTGCCATTATGCTGACCTACTCTTGCAGCAGTTCATTGACTACCGACAATTCACCGAAGGCAAGATGAACGAAATGTACTTGGCTAACTCAAAGCTGCGAGTTGATGCCGAGCAGATGATATACGAGATACAACGCTTACAGGGAATTATTGAGGACTCGTTATGAAGCAAATCCTATCACCCTTTCAGAAGTACGAATGCTTTGCAGTAGATGGAGTGGACTACCTCGTTGTGGACTACACCATCGTGCAAGATAAAGATGACAATTTAGTGGAGTGGGCAAGTGAGATGAAGTTCAAAAGACTGAAAGACCACAAACACTTTACTATGCCGATAACCAAAGTAATAACCAATCATAAAGAGGGCAGGGCTCAACTCTGCAAATGCAAATGAGACCATTTGAACTACGTCAACTAAAAGTATCTAAAGAGCAATACTTCGCACGCTTGGGCTTTCCCGATAACGGAGGCCGCGCACACAAGGAATCTACCGCAAGAGCAGCATTCGTATCAGCATTCCGCAACCACGCCACGCTCCACGAGTTAGGTGAGGCCATTGAGAAAGACCATTCAAGCGTAGCCTATGCCGTAAGGATGCACAAAGACCGCCTTATGTACGGGGACTATCAGCACTACTACAAAGTGGCTTGCTGCGTTCTTGAAGAGAATCCTATGGCTTGCATTGACAAGCCCGACTTTGAATCTTTGCAGGTTGAACTAAATAAACTAAACGAAGTCGTTGCTGAGTTATCTAAGTATAAAGAATTATACCTAACTCTAAAACGCACCTTTGATGAATTTTAAAGTAAACATTTGGCCTCTGACAGGATTGTTGCTTGGCGTAAACTACGCCTCTACGACTGACCAAGATGGCGATGATTTACAACACGAGCTTCAGTTCGCTTTGTTTGTGATAATTTTTGAAATCACTTGGGACTCCTCGCAGTATTAGCAAAGCGACAGACGGATTGGATTCGGATGTGCAAGAGCTTCGGGGCAAGTGATGACCTTGCTCAAGAGCTTGTACAGGAAATGTACGTTCGGTTGTACAAATACGTTGATGACGCAGAGAAGATAATGTACAACGAGACGGAGGTCAATACTTTTTTTGTGTACGTTACGCTTCGCAATATGTACGCCACCCTAATGCGCACAAGGTCAAGGTTTGAGTTTGTAGACGTGGACATCCTTGAGGAGTTTATCTACGAGGATGCCAACGAGGATGCAGAGGTGCAACTCATAGCCCTCTACGACAGGGTATGGTCAACACAAACCGATTGGCATTGGTACGATAAAAAGATATTTGCACTATACCACAACACCGATATGAGCATCCGTACTTTAGCGGATGAGACCAAGATTTCAGCACGTTCCATATTCAACACACTAAAAAATGCAAGAGAGCGAATCCAAGAAGACTGTCAAGACACCTACGAAGCGTACAAAGAAGCCAAGCGGCTTGGGTGATACCATAGAGCAAATCACAACCGCCACAGGCATCAAGACTGCGGTAGATTGGTTCAGCGAAGCAACGGGAGTTGACTGCGGTTGCGATGCTCGTAAGGAGAAACTGAACAAGCTATTCCGTTACAGAAAGCCTGAATGCTTGACCAAAGAAGAATACGAGTTTGTTGGCAAGATGCGAGGCAGGAACACCGTGACCGCTATTGAGCAGACGGAGGTGAATAGAATCTACAACCGAGTTTTTAAGGATTCGGTAAAGCCAACTAACTGCGGCTCTTGCCTTCGTGGTAGGTTGCAGGAGCTTGAGACACTTTACAACGCCTATTAGTGTTTTATACTATTGACATACCAAACACTTTATTTAGTGAGCTAAACAAGAACTCACAGATAAACCAATTCTTTGGCAAGTTGTATGTCGGTGAGTGTATGCGGTTAATCTCTGATTATTATGAAAGCACCACCCTAAACACACAGGAAGGGTGGCAAGAATACTACAAGGAGATGCAAGGCTTTGCAGGTCTTACAGTTGTATTTGAAGAACTAAAGAGCAAGCTCCCGAATGTTGATGAGCAACATATCAAAAAATACATTTGGCATCGTGTAATCGGGCAGACTTGGAATGGCTACCAAAAGGAGCTGATCGTGGTAAAGGAGCTGAACGCTGCGTTCCCCGATGCGAACTTCAAGAAGACCACCTTTAACATTGACCACGACTATTGCATTGATGCGGAGATGTTTTACAATAAAACCCTGATGCTTGGCTTGCAGATAAAGCCCGAATCCTACAAGGCAATGGGCAGTCCCTACCAACTCCGTGCAAAGGAGGCGCACCGCGCCAAGAATGAGCGCTACAAGCAGGAGTTCGCACCCTATGTTTATGTTTACTACGGCAAGGAAGGCATCTTAGATAAGGAGCAACTATTTAATCAAATCAATTTATTTTTACACTATGCCAATACCTAAAGTTCAAAGCGGAGAAAAGCAAGCCGAATACATCCAACGCTGCTTGGAGGCTATCGGAAGCGAGTACCAAGACAAAGACCAAGCAGTAGCAGTTTGCTACACACAATTCAGAGAGGGCAAGTAGTCCTCTTTTTTTTTATTTATTTTTTTTTAAGTGTTAATAATTAACTTATTTGTTATATATTTACACATAGATAAACCAATCAATTAAATAAAACCAATCAAAATGTTTAATAAATACAAATGGCTCGAGGAGCAAAAAGAAGCGTTAAAAGAATATATTATTGAAGAAATAGATAATGGCAATACTCCCGACTACGGAGAACTTTGCGAGCAGCTTCAGAATGACATTGACAACGATGTTATTTACTACAATGTTTGTTGGGACATTTGCAAAGAGCTTGCTCCTTGCAACGAGTGGGACAAGATGGAACTTGGTCCAATAACAAACCTTGCTCAACTTGCATACGCATCCTTATATGAGTTTGCTAATGAGAATTTAGACCTTGAGGAACTTATTAACGAAACACTTAACGAAAATGCATAATCTAAAAGTTCTTATCGCCAAGACAATCGCTTCCGTTGCGATTATCTTTACTCTTATTGGTAGCCTTGCCTTTGTTGAATTTCTAATTAACCTGTAAGATGATATTCACATACAACGACCTAAAGTTTTGGCTTGAAGATGCCGACCTACTACCGCAGTCTTATTGGGATGCCCTTGAGGACTACAACCCCGATGACAAGAACTCCGATGAGATTCTTGCCAAGTGGCTCGGCTTTGCCCACGTTGCTGACTTCTACGAGTACGAGATGCAAATCACATACATAGAGGAGTCATACAACGAGGATGGCTATACCAACACCACCGCCTACCCCACGACATCCATTTACAGGAATATACCAAACCTTGACAATGACATCTACATCAAGTGGATGAATTGGGCAACTCAAGTAGCATCAGAAGAATGAAACAAGAAATAATATACATAGAACCTGCGCACCTATTCTCACACGGGTACGACCCAAACCACCTTGCGGTGCTAATTCACTTTGATGGGTTTAGGCAAGGCGCTGATGCGGTTGAGGAATTTATGATAGACTTCCCCATGGGCGAAGACTTTTATGATGCAATGAAATACTATTGCAATAAGTACGAAGAATATATGATTAAAAAATTTGCTGAGAAATGAAATACCAAACTATATCCCAACTACTCCGAGAGCTGAAGTCGGCAGACATATCCGAATCAATCTTAAAAGACATAGAGACCATTGAGCAGCTACACTTGCGCTTTGCCTACCACGATGCCCTGCTTCGTGTGCCTTTTGAGCAATGGTACGAAGCAACATTCAAAACAGAAACAAAATGAAAATTATAGAACTACTTGACGGCAGCACTTGGGATATGGAAACAATCCTTGAGAAGATGCACGATGATGACTTTTACTACGGAGTGTTGGGCAAGAACGCCCTGTCCTCCTCTGCTTGTAAGCTGCTGCTCACATCACCCAAGACCTACCACTACGTTACAAAATATGGCAGCGAGGACTCCGATGCGTTTGCGGTAGGCAGACTCGTTCACCTTATGGCTCTTGAGCCTCACAAGGTAGCAGACTACGAGGTCATTGAGGTGCAAAGCAAGAACGCAAAGGCGTGGCAGGATGCAAAGGGCAAGCGTAACCTTTGTACCCGTAAGGAGTACAACGAGGCGCAACGTATCTCTGATGCGCTCCTGCGTAACGAGAACGTGCTTGGGCTTATCACAGGCTGCGAGTTTGAAGTGCCCAAGATTGGTATGATTGGCGGCTTACCCTTTAGGGCAAAGGCTGACATCTATGCTGATGGATTCTTGGCTGACTTAAAAACAACAACCGACCTCCGAGCATTCCCCTACTCTGCAAAGAAGTACGGCTACGATGTGCAGGCGTTCATCTACACCCGATTGTTCGGAGTGCCGATAGACAAGTTTTACTTTATCGCTATTGACAAGGCAAGCCTTGACATAGGCATCTACTCTGTAAGCCCCGAGTTTGTGGCAGAGGGAGAGCGCAAGACTTTAGAGGCTATTGAAATGTACAAGCAGTTCTTTATCTTGGGTGAGGACTTGGACTCGTACACAATAGTAGGAACTTTATGACCGATATAACTAAATGCACAGGAGAGGGCTGCGCCCTTAAAGAAACCTGCTACCGCTACACCGCCCCAACGGGAATGTATCAATCGTTTTTCTTTGGAGTACCAATCAAGAACGGCAAGTGTGAAATGTATTGGGGCGAAGCCTCACAATCAACATACGAGCAATTAAAAGAAACCTTTAACACCAAAGAGTAATGCGAGACCAATTTATGAGGATAGCGATGGCGCAGCTCCGCAGAACCTACCCCTTCAAGCCCCAACGCAGAGCAGTAGCTGCTCGGATGTGGGTAAAGTATTTAGACCGCAAAGCGATGTCGCAATGGTTCAAAGACCAAGAGGCTAATTTATGATTAGACCCTTTGTGCTTGCCTTCCACAAGCAGAACTCGGGTGTATCACACCACAGGACATTTGCACCCTTGATATGCCACAAGGATGCCGATGTCTTTTTTATTGAGAAGATAACGGACATTGACCCCGAGATGTGGCCTAAAGTCACTCACATCTTTGCAAGCCGTGCATTCCCTGTTGAGCCGTTTGATGACTTTGTAAAGCTCTGCCGTAAGGAAGGCATCAAGCTAATCGTTGATAACGATGATTGGTGGGTGCTGCCTCCTACGCATCCCCTGCAAGGCTTGTACGTTGAGCAGATGAGAACTCGTATCGTGCGCTCTATGAAAGCAGCAGATGAGGTATGGGTGACCAACAAGCACCTTGCCTCAAAGGTCAAGAAGTACAATACCAACATCCGAATCATCCCCAATGCAATCAGCGTAGCAACGTGGCAGGTAGAGAGAAAGCCAAGCGAAGAAGTGCGCTTTGGGTATATCGGAGGCAATCACCACGCAGCAGACGTAAAGGATTCCACAATCAACCTTGAAGGCTATCAAGGGTATGTGGCAGAGGTAGATGGCTACCCCGATATTATGAAGGCAAGCCATAGGCTGCCCACTATGCCACCAACACACTACTATAAACTCTATGAGTTCTTTGATGTCAGCCTCGTACCGCTTACGACATCTGAGTTTGCCAAGTGCAAGTCGCACCTAAAGATGTTGGAGGCAGGCTTTAGCAAATGCGCCTTGATAGTGAGCAACACGCAACCCTATTCACCCTACATCACAAAGGACAACTGCATTGCTATCAAACACCCAAGCGAATGGGCAGCAGCAATCAAGAGGCTCAAAGAAAACCCCAACCAAGTGGCTGACCTAACGGAATCGTTATACGAGTTTGTGCAGGACTTCACAATGGAGAAAATAAACGAACTCCGATGCTTTACATAGTCACTCCCTGCTCACGCCCTCATAACCTCGTAAGGCTAAAACAACACATCCCTGCCTATGCAACGTGGGTGGTGATGATAGACGCAAATTGCGACTTCAAGGGAGCAACAGGCGCAAACATAACCCACTACTCTACACGCACGGGAGATATGGGCAACCCCCTACGCAATGAGTTCCTTGAATTGTATGCTGACTCCTTTACCAAAGAGGATTGGGTTTACTATTTGGATGATGACAATATCTTGCACCCAAAGTTCCTTGAGGAGTGGAACAACCTAAACGGACTTGACTGCTCAATCGTAACGTGGGGGCAAGCAGGTAGGCTACGCCCTACCGACCAACCAAGAGTCGGCAACATAGATACCGCTTGCTATATGTTTAAGCCATACGACCTGCCCAACCTACGCTTTGAGATGGCCTATGAGGCAGACGGCATCTTTGCCCAAGCAGCATCCGAGCAAGGAACACTTATCTGCGTAGAGCAGTACCTTTGTTATTACAACGCACTAAAATGAAAACGAGCAAACAAATAGACGGGTGGTTTAACCACCAAGCAGCATACGACTACCTCCTTGATAATATGCCCGAAGACGGCACGTTCGTAGAGTTGGGGGCTTGGCTCGGTAAGTCATCAGCTTACCTATGCGACAAAGCAACATCCCAAAACATCACAATCATTGATTCTTGGAAGGGTTCACCAAACGAACTAACCACCACCCACAAGCTCGCAACGGAGGTAGACATATACAAGCTCTTTGTGGAGAATATGGGAACCCGTAAGTACAAGGCCATAAGAGCAACATCCAAAGTAGCATCAAAGAAGTTTGCCAACGAATCGTTAGACGTGGTATTCATAGACCTCACCCATACCTATGAGGCGGTAAAGGAGGACATCAAGCTATGGCTCCCCAAAGTAAAGAAGGGAGGCTTCATCGCAGGAGATGACTACCACGAACATTGGAAGGGTGTAATCCAAGCCGTTGATGAACTGCTGCCCCGTGCTACGTTCATTGATGACTGTTGGATTTACCAAAAGTGAAGAACCACACAAAGGTCTACCTTAAAGGGATGGGCTACTCCACAACCGACTTCATCCCCTGCGAGGTATGTCAAGGCAAAGCCGTAGACATCCACCACATAGAACCAAGAGGAATGGGTGGAAGCAAAATTGCTGATACCATAGAAAACCTGATGGCATTATGCAGGTCTTGCCACCACGAGGCTGACTTCGGAACTAAACTAAAGAAGGACTACCTTTACGAAGTTCACAACCACCATTTATCAAAAAGAGTTATTTAGTTATGCAAAGAGCAACAATCGGTACAATTATACCAAACCCAAAAAATCCAAGAATCATAAAGGATGACAAGTTCAAGAAGCTTGTAAAGTCCATACAGGAGTTCCCACAGATGCTTGAGTTGCGTCCAATCGTGGTAGATAGCAATATGGTAGTGCTTGGAGGTAATATGCGCTTAAAGGCGTGTATTGCGGCAGGACTTAAAGAGGTGCCTATTATCGTTGCCGATCAACTAACCGATGCGCAGAAGGATGAGTTTATCATTAAAGACAACGTAGGCTTCGGAGAATGGGATTGGGACTTGCTTGCTAATGAGTGGGAGCCTGATGCTCTTACTAATTGGGGATTGGACTTGCCTACAAGTTGGGGAAATGAAGATATAATAATGGATTCTAAAGATGTAGATAGTAGCCAACTAATGGCAATAGTAATTGTTGCTTATGAAAATGTAGAAGATTTAGATAAAATAACTTCTTTATATGAATTAAGTAGTACAGATATAACTGAAAGCATTAAAGGTCAAATAGGAACTCAAAGAAAGATGTATGTCTTTAAAAAGTAAAAAACTCGTTGCAATACTTGGTGGTAGACCATATATTGATAACATTACATTACGAAGATTTCTTATCCCACCTGTTAGAGAAAGGCTAAAAAAAGAAGGGATTGATTTTATCATCGCAACAAACAATCCCAATGCCGCAAAGGATTTTAGAAAAATCAAAGATATAGTCACTATAGAGACAAGTGAAGCTTTGCACAATGAGTTTGTATTAAGACAAAGAGAAACCAAAACTAATCTTGGTGCTGAAACAAGAGAGACCATAAATCAATATGCTATTGAAAACAATTATGATTATGCTCTGCATTTAGATGATAACATTACTCAATTGTTTTATCAAATAAATAAAAAAAATATCAGTGTAAAGAAAAATAAACCACAAGCATTTTTTGATTTAATAAAATTATTGTTTTTTATAGCTGAAAATTCAAATACAGGGGCAGTTGGTTTTGAGATGGCAGCATATCCAAGTTTAGAGACAATAAAAATTACTGCAGGATTCCCATATAGTTTTTTTGTTCATCGTGTAGACAAGAATTTTCAATTTGAGAATTCAACAGAAGATGACATACTTATGAGCATCTATAATGG